GAACATGACAGACGCTTTACGTTACCAAGGGCAATCTTACACATGGATAGGAATAGACGAACTTCCACAATATCCTTCGCCAGATATATATAATTTTCTAAGATCGTCACTTAGATCAGTTGATCCTAATATACCAGTGTATATGAGAGCTACAGGAAATCCAGGTAATGTAGGATCACAATGGGTTAAAGAAATGTTTGTGGATCCTATAGATCCAAACACGGCTTTTAACATAGAGATAGTTACACCCTCTGGACCAAAGTATATAACCAGAAGGTTTATACCAGCTAAGTTACAAGATAATCCGTACCTTATGCAAACAGATGATTACTATGCAATGTTATCATCTTTACCAGAAGTACAAAGAAAACAATTTTTAGATGGAAATTGGGATGCGTTTTCAAATGCAGCATTTCCAGAATTTGATAGGAGTATACATGTTGTTGAACCTTTTGAAGTTCCTAAAGGCTGGCAGCGTTTTCGTGCTGCAGATTGGGGCTACAGTTCTCCTGCTTGTTGTCTTTGGTTTGCTATTGACTACGATAATAATTTATGGGCTTATAGAGAATTATATACCCAAAAGATTACAGCGGATGTATTTGCACGAAAAGTGCTTGAGCTAGAGCACGGAGAATATATACGTTACGGGGTCTTAGATGCTAGTACATGGGCAAAGAGAGGTGATATAGGTCCAAGCATTGCAGAAACGATGATTCAAGCAGGATGTCGTTGGAGACCTTCAGATAGAACTCCTAAAAGCAGAATTAGTGGTAAATTAGAAATCCACAAAAGATTAAAAATAGTTGATGAAAAGAAAAAAGAACCAGGTCTTAGAATCTTTTCTACTTGTAGAAACTTACTAAGAACTTTTCCAACACTTCCATTAGATGATAATAATCCAGAAGATATTAATACACATGTGGAAGATCACGCATATGATGCATTAAGATATGGCTGTATGAGTAGACCAACACATACAAATTATGCAGAAAGATTTAACAGAACTCCTCGACTACAATTTCAACCAGCAGATAGAATATTTGGATATTAGGAGTGTCTAAAAAAATAAAAGTACCAGAAATAAATAAAAAGAATTTTCCTTATAAATTAAGTTTAGTTTATTGGGAAGATATTGTTGGAGAAACAAATTGGGCAGATATCATAGATATCAAAAAATCTAAAACAGCTGTATGCTGTAGTGTAGGATGGATTGTAAAAGAAGATTCTAAATCTACGGTAGTAATGGCTGATTATAGTTTTGAAGATAATGGTGAAATTAAACAAGGTGGTGGATATACTACTATACCTACTAAAAACATATTGTCAATTAAAAAAATAAAAATATAGGAGCAAACCCCAATGGCAAGAAAAAAGAAAACAAGAACTGTATCAGATGTTATTGAAGATATCAGAGAGTTACATGAAAAGGAAGAAGACTTATTAATGGAACTTGAAGATTTATCTGAAGAGTCTGATATTGATGATGAAGGAGATGAATAATGCAAAAAAATTTCGATCCAAAAGCTAAAGTTAAACAAGGTGATCTAGGTCCAGCTGCTGATGGCAAGCAACCAAATAGAGAATCTACTAATATAGATTTTTCTAAAGATGCACCAAGAAAATATGAATCTAAAAATTACTTAGAATCTGAAGAAGGTTCTTTGTACAAAGATGGAGCTTATGTTACTAAATCAGGTAAAGAGCACATACAGGATTCATTATTTAAATTAGCTGATGAAAAAAATTATTAATAAATAATAGGAGATAACATGACAATAACTGGAAGATATAAGCATGGAGAACTTGCACCCGATGTTGCCAAAGCTAAAAATGAAAAATTAGCAATTGATCCTAACGCAAAAGTTAAACAGGGATCATTAGGGGCAGATCATAAACTGGGTAAAAAAGAAAAAGTTGACCCATCTATATTTAAAATGGCTGAAGAAAGAGATTACTAGTAGATAAGTAAATGGATAAAAAACCGTATGTAGAGGAAGTCAATCCTTTAGTCGGCTATATAAGACAAAAGTTTCAACAATCAGAAACTTCTAAATTATATGACGAAAAAAGATGGCTAAAATCTTATAGAAATTATAGAGGTCTTTACGGACCTGAAATGACTTTTAGAGCTAATGAAAATTCTAAAGTTTTTGTTAAGATTACTAAAACTAAAGTTTTAGCTTCTTTTGGTCAAATTATAGAAGTACTATTTTCACAGGGAAAATTTCCTTTAGGAATTAACCCCACAAGTGTTCCTGAAAATATAGATGCTTATGCTCATTTAAATCCACAAGCTGGACAAATGAATGGGGAAAAATCTCTTGATGAATTAAAAGCAAGAGATATAGCTAAAGATATTTATGGTTTTAATAACGATGGTAGTTCACTACCACCAGGTGCAACTGCAACTGATCTACTTAAAAATATAGCACAAGATTATGAAGATTTAGGATTTACTGCAGGAGTTTCACCACAAGGTACTCCGCAAATTGAACCTGCAAGACTTGCTGCAGAACAAATGGAAAAACTTCTTCATGATCAATTAGAAGAAAGTAAAGCAATTACAATTTTACGTCATGTATTTTTTGAAATGGTTTTACTTGGTACAGGAATTTTAAAAGGACCATTTACTGATTCTAAAACATATCATAGTTATGATTCAGTAGAGGATGATGAAGGTAATAAAAGTAATATTTATGTTGCTAAAACAAAATCAATACCATCAATTGAGGCAGTATCATGTTGGGATTTTTATCCAGATCCAAATGCAACTAATATTAATGATTGTGAATATGTAATTCAAAGACATTCATATAATAAACAGCAATTAGAAGGTTTAATTGGAAAACCTATGTTTAGAGAAAGTGCTATTAGAGCTTGTCTTGATATGGGTCCTAATTATCAAACTAGAGGTTATGAATCTTCTTTATATGATAGAGAAAATGTATCTCAATTATATAAAAATAGATATGAAGTTTTAGAATTTTGGGGATCATTAGATAAAAAATTAGCAGATGAATATGATATTCCATATGAAACAGACAATGATATTGTTAATGTTAATGTATGGATTTGTGGTGGTCATATTTTACGAATGGTTGAAAATCCATTTACACCAACTAGATTACCTTATTTAGTATCACCATATGAAATTAATCCATATCAATTTTTTGGAGTAGGTATTCCAGAAAATATGGAAGATTCACAAATGGTTATGAATGGTCATGCAAGAATGGCAATTGATAATTTAGCTTTATCAGGTAATTTAATATTTGATATTGATGAAACTTTATTAGTACCAGGACAAGATATGAAAGTATTTCCTGGAAAAATATTTAGAAGACAAAGTGGTCAACCTGGTCAGGCAATACATGGAGTTAAATTTCCAAATACTGCACATGAGAATTTAATGATGTTTGACAAGTTTAGACAACTTGCAGATGAATCAACAGGTATTCCTTCATACTCACATGGAGCAACAGGAGTACAAACTACAACAAGAACTGCAGCTGGCATGTCTATGCTCATGGGTGCTGCAGCATTAAGTATTAAAACAGTTATTAAGAATATTGATGACTATTTAATAAAACCTCTAGGAGAATCTTTATTTCATTGGAATATGCAATTTAATGATGAGGCTCCACAAATAAAAGGTGATCTGGAAATTAAAGCACAAGGTACATCTTCACTAATGCAAAAAGAAGTAAGATCTCAAAGATTAATGACGTTTATGCAAACTGCATCTAATCCTTCTTTAGCACCTTTTGTAAGATGGCATACTTGTTTAAAAGAGATAGCAAAATCTTTAGATATAGATCCAGATCAATTAATTAATGATCCAGAAAAAGCTGCGATCTATGCACACATAATGGGGTTAGCAAATGGAAATCAAAACAATAATACCGCTGCTGGAGGACAAGGTCAAATGGAATCACCTGTGTCAGTACCTCCAGGAGCTTCGCCAACAGATAGCACAGGAGCTGGAGGTAGCAACATCGGAACAGGCAATGTTCCGTTGCCAGGGGAAACTGGCTTTAGTGCGACAGCTACTCAATCTCCAAGAGTCAATGAAACGCAATAAGGAAAAATTATAAATGGTAGCAAAATTAGTTTTAAATGAAATGGGTAATTACGAATATGTAAATGATGTTACAACTACAAAAAAACCTATTATTCCTAGTGTTGATGAATTTGAAGCTTATGAAGGTACACAAAAAAAAAGTGAATTAGTTAGTGCACCATCAATAGGAGAACAAACTCAAAAAGTAATGAGAGAAACACCTGGTCAATTTAAAACTACATTTGATGAAAAGACAGGACAGTTTACAACAAAAGAAACTGCACCAAGTGCAGGCAGAATGGTAGACTACACACCTGGAGAAATAACTGCAGAATCTACAGAACCTACTGCACTTCAAAAAGTTATGACTATGGCTGATCAAAATAGACCAGAACCAATAGATTATAGTCAAATTATAAGTGATGCGTATAAAGCAACTCAACCAACTTTTAAAGATCAATTAGTATCTACAGCAATAGATGTTGGTGGTAATATATTAACAAATTATGTTACTAAAAAAATGACAGGTGCAGCTGGTGATATTATAATTAATAATATGACACAACGTGTATTAGGAAAAACTTTATCTGGTTCATTAGCATCAGCACAAAGTGGTTCAATGATGACAGGGGCTTCAATGGTAAATCCATATACTATGGCAGCTGCTGCTTTAATGACTAAACCAGGAAGAAAAGTTGCTAAGAAAGTTGTTAAAACAGTTCTTAAACCTGTTAAAAAAGTCACTAATGCAGTAAAAAAAATATTTTCCGATATTAGATTAAAAACAAATATAGAATTTATAGGTAAGTCACCATCTAATATAAATATATATGAATTTAATTATATAGGTAGTCCTATAAAATATATTGGTGTAATGGCTCATGAAGTACCATGGGCATCAGAAAAACATGAAAGTGGATATTTAATGGTAGATTATAATAAAGTAGATGTAAAATTTAGGAGATTAAATTAATGGCTATAGATAGAACAGGTGCAACAATGACAGGTATGATAAATCAAAAACCTAATATACCACAAGCTCCAGATTTAAGTGCTATGAATCAACAACCAGCACAAGATCCAACAACTATGATTCCCCAAACTGGTGCTAGTAAAGAACCTGAAATGACAATGCTTGAACAAGAAATTTTAGAAAGAACAAAATTATTAACTGATGAAGATAAAGAAACTTTTAAAAGTGTTTTATCTCCATCTGTTAAAGAAGTATTTGGAAAATTGTTACCAGAATTTTCAGAAGTAATAGAAGAATTTGGAACAAATGAACCTAATGTAATTTTTCCTTTGTCTACTGTAAAAAGATTTGCAATGCAAAGATATGGTGGAGAAAGTGAAGAAGAAGCTGTGCAAAATTTTATGGCTGATGTAATCGGTCCTGATCTTATGCAAGCTCAGATGGAAAACCAAAACAATGTGCCACCTGAAAATCAACCTACAGAAACAGCTGGGTTAATGCAACCTAGTGAATCTGAAGAAATGATTGACAGCCCACAAAATATGGAGACAGCATAGAGCTACCCTTATCCATAAGGCACTCAACCTTAAGAGGAAAAAATAATGGAAAACAAAGAAAAAGAAACAGAAGTTTCTAATGAAAAAGAAACTGAAATTTCTAAACCTAAACTAGTTAAAAAACCAAAAGCAAAACTTTATAGTAAGACACGTGAAGAAACAGACGATGCTGAAACTGAAGCATTTGCCAGAGGAGAATTAGCAAAGTTTAATCGAGAACAAGCAGAAACAGCAACCGTTCAAAAGGACACTGAAGCATCAGAAGAAATTGCAAGCTCAGATGGTAAAGCTACTCCTTCAACTGAACGCCCTGAAAATGCAGAAGACCGTGTCTTTAAGAAACGTTATGACGATTTGAAAAGACACTATGATTCTACACTCGGAAAGCATAAAGATGAAGTTCGTAATTTAAGAACTCAACTTGAACAATCAACTAAACAGTTTGTTCCACCTAAGTCTAAAGAAGAACTAGAGGCTTGGAGAAAAGAGTATCCTGACGTTTATGATATGGTTGAAACTATAGCTACAACACGAGCAGATACTAGAGCAAAAGAGATGGAGGATAAATACCAAAATCTTCAAGTTCAACAAGAACAAATTGCTAAAGAAAAAGCTGAAGTAGAACTTTTAAAAATGCATCCTGATTTTAATGAACTTCGTTCTAAAGATGATTTTCATGAATGGGCTGCAAAGCAAGATCCTGTGATTCAAGATTGGTTGTATGAAAATACAAGTAATGCTTCACTAGCTGCTAGAGCACTTGATCTATATAAAATGGATAAAGGACTTGGTAAGTATAGTAAGAAAGAAGAAAAGGATATTAAAAAAGAAGCTGCTAAAGTTGTTAGTAAAACTAAAAAAGCTGAAGCATCAGATGCTCCTACAAAGAAAATCTGGTCTAACGCTGAAATTAGTAAAATGACTGTTAATGAGTATGCGAAATACGAAGAAGAAATCGATAAAGCTGTAAGAGAAGGTAGAATCCAACCTTAACAATAATAACTATATAATCGGAGACAAACACTATGGCTACTATGGGACTAGCGTCTGGTTATCAAAATTTACCTTCGGGAAATTGGGTACCAGCGGTATATAGTCAAAAGGTTCAAAAATTTTTCAGACGTGCATCAGTTGTTGAAGATATTACTAACACTGATTACGCTGGAGAAATTGAAAATTTTGGCGACACGGTAAATATCGTGAAAGAGCCCTCAATTACTGTAAGTGATTATGCGAGAGGTCAAACTGTAAACACACAAACATTGGCAGATGATAAGTTACAACTTACTGTCGACCAAGGTTCATACTTTGCGTTTAAAGTAGACGATATCGAAGAAAGACAATCACACGTAAATTGGGAAGCTCTTGCAACTTCTTCAGGTGCTTATT